TTTTTTTCGCGTAATAAACAACCCTCTTAATGAGAAGAATACTTCAATTATTAAGGAGGCGTTGTTATGACCAATAGAATCAAACTTGCGATATACATTATCGGTGTTAACGCTATAGCAAGTGGCGTTATGGCTTTGGTGGATGTGGTGCGCAAGAATCGTGAAAAGAAGATGGAGGAAAAAATCGACGAATATTGCAGATTGAAGGAACTTGGTCTTGAGAAGGCGGTTATCTATGACTTGAAGTGGGAAGGCTAACCGCCTTTCTTTTTTTTTGTTAATATTTTCGTATTTAAAACACGCCCCTTTGTGGGGGAGAAGATTTTTATGCTTTGTTAATACAAAGATTTATATTTTTACCAGGATTCGTCATGTGACGCCTCCTTCTCACGCGGGTTTGCCTCCGCTCGCAGCAAGCCTCTCTCCTCTCAGGAACTCCTGGTAGAATAGGACTCTTCTCCTCCTTTTATCACGTCATTAGCGAGTGAACGGCGTGATATTTTATGGCCAGAGTGGACCTGACAGAGTTCGACTCTCTGACTGGCCTTCCGGAAAGTGGATATTTTCACGTCGTATTCACCTCCTTTTTATATTTATAATCCACTTTCCGGCTTTTCACAATCCGAACACATTGTTAAACTTTTTCTACCATATTGACAGAACACATGTTCGGCACTATAATACTTGCATCGGAGGTTACCGTATGGCTGCTAAAGAAAGCCGATTTCAGGCAAATCTGATCAAGGATCTGAAAGAGCACTTTCCAGGCTGTATGGTGATGAAGAATGATTCTAGTTACATTCAAGGAATACCAGATATTTTGATCCTATACAACAGCAAGTGGGCAGCGCTCGAATGCAAGCGATCTGAGAACGCGCATCATCAGCCCAATCAGAATTACTATATAGATAAAATGAACGAGATGAGTTACGCAAGTTTCGTTTACCCGGAAAACAGGGAATCAGTTCTTTGCGAGCTCAAAGATATTTTCTTACAGAACTAAATGCGAGCAGAATAATTTAATTGCATGCAAGGAGGATGTTTCTTATGAATTGGAACAACCATGCGAAGTTAGAAGGGAGTCATGCCTTCTTGGGTGCTTCGAAATATACATGGCTGAACAAAGACGACGAAGAATTGATTCAGGCATATAAAAATAGCTATGCCCAGCAAATTGGAACGTTGATGCATGCTTACGCTGCAGATAGCATAAAATTCAGAGAGAAGCTTCGTAAAACTGACAGTCGCTCGGTTAAGTTTGATCTTATGCGCAGCGGTATTCCCGAGAACGTTATTGATATTCAGGCCATGTTTCCTACGATGATGGACTATGTGAATGATGCGATAGATTATCGAATGGATCCTGAAATCGTTTTGTATTATTCGGATCTCTGCTTTGGTACTGCTGATTCGATTCAGTTCGCAAAGAATAAACTTCGAATTCATGATCTAAAGACTGGGGTCAAACCTGCTAAGATGGATCAGCTTTTGATATATGCTTCACTGTTCTTTCTTGAGTATGGGTTCAGGCCGGAAAAGACATCTACTGAGCTCAGGATATATCAGTTGGGAGAGGTGCTGGTATATGAACCCGAGCCAGAAGAAATTGTTAATGTGATGACCGCGATTGTAGAGAAAGATCGCGTTCTTCAAAAAATGAAGGAGGAATAAGAACATGGCTAACAGGCTCGATCCTCGAGTAGATGGGTATCAGGAACTAGGATTTCTTTTTCACGCTTCAATGTACGACAGGTATGGTGTTTATCGTGGTGATATTTCAGAGCAATATGAGGCTTTGATGCATTACGGTACTCCTCGACATTCTGGACGTTACCCTTGGGGGTCTGGGGACAATCCTTATCAGCATGATATTAGCTTTCTTGGAACCATTGATAAATTTAAGAAGAGAGGTATGACCGAAGTAGAAATAGCAAAGGCAATGGGGATGAATACAAGCGAACTTCGGAAAAGAAAGGCTTTAGCTCTTTCTGAAGTTAGAGCTTACGAACGTTCTGAAGTTCTCAGGTTGAAGGATAAAGGCCTTAGCAATTCTGCTATAGGTAGGAGAATGGGAAAGCCGGAGTCTTCAATAAGGTCATTACTGAATGACGAGATTAATGAAAGAATGACCGTCGCACAAAGAAATGCTGATATTTTAAAGAAAAAGGTTAATGAGAACAGCTATATTGATATTGGAAAAGGGTCTGAGCAACTTATGGGAATTTCCGGAGGTTCTTTAGCTAAAGCTGTTCATATTTTGGAAGAAGACGGATACGTCGTCTGGAACATACCAGTCGAGCAGCAAGGAACTGGAAAACCTACAACTATAAAAACTTTATGTCCTCCAGGTACAGAGTGGGTTGATGCTGTTAAAAACAAAACCAGGATTCATTTAGTTAATGACGTATATTCTGAAGATGGAGGAAAAACAATTAGAGAAATAAGACAGCCAGTTAGCGTTGACAGTAGTAGGGTTGGAGTTCGATATGCAGAAGATGGCGGAAAAGATAAAGATGGCGTAATTGAACTTCGAAGAAATGTTGATGATATTTCTCTAAAGAATGCGCATTATGCTCAGGTTAGAATTCTAGTTGATGATGGATTTTATGCTAAGGGGATGGCCGTGTATTCTGATGATATGCCTCCGGGAATTGATATTTTGGTTAATTCTAATAAGCATAAAGGCACTCCTTTGATGAATCCCGAATCAAATGAGAAATCGGTATTAAAAAAGATAAAAAGTGATAAGGATAATCCGTTCGGAGCTAACATTAAACCTGATGAAAAATTGATATTAGCTCAGAGCCATTACATAGGTGAAGACGGTCAGGAACATCAAAGTGCTTTGAATATTGTTTCTGAAGAAGGAACATGGAGTCAATGGAGTAGAACTTTACCTTCCCAGTTCTTGAGTAAGCAAACTCCTGAGCTTGCTGAGCGACAGCTGAAAGTAGCGTATGATATTTCTAAGAACGAATTCGATGAGATAGCAAGCTATAGTAATCCTACTATTAAAGCTGCTATGCTTGAAGATTTTGCTGGAAGATGTGAAAGTGATGCTGTTCATATGGCTGGCGCAGCTCTTCCTAGGCAGAGCACAAGAGTGCTATTGCCTCTACCTGATATTCGAGAGCATGAGATTTATGCTCCCGGGTATGATGATGGAGAGCAAGTAGCTTTAGTACGGTTTCCGCATGCCAGCGTCACCGAGATACCTATATTAACAGTAAGGAACGATACTAACCGAACTGCAAAGAACACTATAGGAGATGCGATTGATGCAGTAGGAATACATCCAAAAGCTGCAGAACGTTTATCAGGAGCAGATTTTGATGGAGATACGGTTTTAGTATTGCCTCTGAAGGGAATTAATATACGGTCTAAAGAGCAATTAGAATCGTTAAAAGGATTTGATCCTAAAGAAGCATATCCTGGATATCCCGGAATGCATGTAATGACTTCATCCGAGCATGGCCTTGAGATGGGAAAGGTATCTAATTTGATAACCGACATGACAATTAAGGGAGCAAGTAATGACGAAATAGCTATGGCAATACGTCACTCCATGGTTGTCGTCGATGCGGAAAAGCACGAATTAGATTATAAAAGATCCGAGATAGAAAACCATATTGCTGAACTTAAGCAAAAATATCAATCTGGTGGAGCGTCAACTCTTCTTTCTAGAAGTACCGGTCCGGAAAGGATCCCGGAACGAAAAGAAAAACCTGTTTATAAAATGACGCCGGAAGAGAAAGAACGTTATATGAATGGCGAAAATATTTATGTTGAGACCGGACGTGGTAAAAACATAACTAAATTTCCCAGATCTAAGATGACTAAAGAAGAGAAAGCTGCGATGGATAGTGGCGACTATGAACGTATTAAAGAAGTTCGTACTCAAATGATTCTTGACGGACGAGCCACTGAAAAGTTTAATACATTTACTACAGAGTATCAAAAAGGATATTTGCATAGTCCGTACGAGCTTACTTCGAATCCTGACAGATCCAAGTTATCTCGAATAGAACGAATATATGCTGATCATTCGACTGCCATGCATGATCTTGCACGTGAAGCTAGAAAAATGGCTAGGCATCAAGTTGATATTTCTTACAGTCCAGAAGCTGCGAAGAAGTATTCTAATGAGGTTTCGTCTTTGAAAGCCAAACTTGCTAGAGCAATGGCAAATGCTCCATTGGAACGAAAAGCTCAGCTTATAGCAGAAGAGGCAATTCGTAAGAAGATTCATGATAATCCTGATTTAAGAGACGATCCTGAGCATCTGAAGAGAGAGCGCGGTCGTCAATTGGAGTATGCTAGAAGCGTGGTCGGGGCTAAAAAGTCTCTTATAGGAGGTTCCAGTGAAAATCCTTTAACTGAAAGAGAATGGGAAGCAATACAGGCAGGAGCTATTTCTAAGACAATGCTTAAAGACATACTTTCCTGTTCTGACAAGAAACGTATAAGAGAGTTGGCATTGCCTAAAGCTAATAATAAGATACCCTCTGCTAAATTGACTAGAGCTAAGTCTATGCTTAATAAAGGCTATACAAGACTTGAAGTATGTCGAATGCTTGATATTTCAGAGCATGCGTTGCTTGTTGAGTTAGGCATGCTTCCTGAGGCATCAGATTAAATAGTCAATTGGTATTTACGCCATGACCAATCATGCTATTTGAGTCATGGCGTATTTTTTGTCTTTAATCAGCAATTTCAACGATTACTTTAGGCTGTTAAATAGACATAGTTGACGTATTGATATTTTAGGATTGCTTTTAACAACAGCCGTAATGCTACTATAGGTCAATAGGTTTGAAGCTTCCGTATGATATTTTAGGATTACTTTTAACAACAACCGTAATGCTACTATAGGCTCATAGGTTCGAAACTTCCGTATGATATTTTAGGATTTCTTTTAACAACAGCTATAACGCTACTTATAGGCTCATAGGTTCGAAGCTTCCGTATGATATTTTAGGATTGCTTTTAACAACAACCGTAATGCTACTATAGGCTCATAGGTTCGAAACTTCCGTATGATATTTTAGGATTGCTTTTAACAACAGCCGTAATGCTACTATAGGCCAATAGGTTCGAAGCTTCCGTATGATATTTTAGGATTTCTTTTAACAACAGCTATAACGCTACTTATAGGCTCATAGGTTCGAAGCTTCCGTATGATATTTTAGGATTGCTTTTAACAACAGCTATAACGCTACTTATAGGCTCATAGGTTCGAAGCTTCCGTATGATATTTTAGGATTTCTTTTAACAACAGCTATAACGCTACTTATAGGCTCATAGGTTCGAAGCTTCCGTATGATATTTTAGGATTGCTTTTAACAACAGCTATAACGCTACTTATAGGCTCATAGGTTCGAAGCTTCCGTATGATATTTTAGGATTGCTTTTAACAACAGCTATAACGCTACTTATAGGCTCATAGGTTCGAAGCTTCCGTATGATATTTTAGGATTGCTTTTAACAACAGCCGTAATGCTACTATAGGTCAATAGGTTTGAAGCTTCCGTATGATATTTTAGGATTACTTTTAACAACAGCCGTAATGCTACTATAGGCTCATAGGTTCGAAGCTTCCGTATGATATTTTAGGATTACTTTTAACAACAACCGTAATGCTACTATAGGCTCATAGGTTCGAAGCTTCCGTAGTTGTAATGCTACCTATAGGCTCATAAGTTTGAAGCTTTCTTAGCTGTAACGTTACTATAGGTTCATAGGTTTGAAGCTTCCGTAGCTGTAATGCTACCTATAGGCCCATAAGTTTGAAGCTTTCTTAGCCGTAACGCTACTATAGGCTCATAAGCTTGAAGCTTCGATTAATAGTAGGGCTTTATCAACATAGGAATGTTTTAAGGAAGAGACATTGAATGTGTATATGAGAAGAGCTCATGAATCTAATAGCTGTAAATACTAACATTATTTGCTGCTATATGTAAAAAGATTAACATAGTTTGTTCGACCGAGTATGTCGGATAGGGTCAGTCATACGTTATATGTTTAATTGCACTTAATTAGTAATTTTTAGTGTATATGCGGAAGTAGGTATTGCTATCAATAGGACAAATGAACTAGAGTATACCTACATTGTCGCTATCGATAGTGCTATGATCAATTAAAGTGAATCGGTACGATTTCAAGTATGTGATTACTTGGTTCTTGTACGTTGGAGTAGACAACTATGTATTCTTTGATCTTGAATTATAAAGAGGGTATGTTTATTAATCTTATGCCCCCCCCCCCCCTCCCTATCCATTAGAATTACTGCGAATATGATTCTAAAGTATAGATGGGACGGTATTAAAGACCATAGTCTTTCTTTTGTATAGATAGCTACCAACCCCCACCCCTCCCGACTGCATTAAGTAGCAATAGTTCACTAGAATAATGGCTTAGGCCTTCTTATAAGTTTTAAGTAATTGTTTTCATAAGGACCTTATGATTTAAAAACCTATAATGGAAACGATTGATCTCAAATCTGTAACTTACTCGTTGAACAGAACTGATCTCGTTGCAAGCATTGCATTTAAAAACGTTCACAATAGTATCAAGCGAGTATCTAGATTGACTAAATGTTTGTATGGAAGATCATGCTAATTTTGCGTACATACTTAAGGGCGGCTAAGCTTTCTGCCATTCGCAAATAGAAGAAAAACGGAAAAAGAAAGTATGAGTAGGCAGTATCCTTATTCTACAAGCCTATAAGCACATCTATTTACGAACGGTCATTATGCTAATTATAGCGGTATTTCTAGACAACTCATTGCTGAACAATTACATACAATAATAAACAGTAATTTTAAAAACGTTTTTAATAATTAAATCTATAAAAACGTACGGCTAAAGCTACAATAAACTTGTAGCCAAACAGACCAAATGTGAAAGGAGATTATTCTATGCTTATGTCTTTTGTTACAACAGAAGACAATCCGTATGACTTCTGGAATAACTTCTCAGATTGGTATGCATTTGACACACAACATGGATACAACACGTGTGCTTATATGGCTAGAATAGCAAAAACAAGCACAGAGATGAGCGATAACGATTACCAAGAAGAGATTAATAGAGCTGTTGACGATATAGTAAGGCTTGATCTCACAGGCAACTATCGAAGAACGGTAAGAAACGAAATAAAAGATGAAGAAAACACACCTACATCGGAGAAAGTCGACGAAAAGTAAGGCACCCCCGGGGGGTCTCAACAAAACACACCCCCCACCCAGAT